CGTGGTGATCCGATTACAGAGGATATCAACCCGTACAACATAGCTATGCAGGGTCTAGGGTTCGCACCGCAAGGGTACATACAACAGCTTGAGTTCAACAAGAATAACCGCCGTAGACAAGAAGCGATCAATAGCGACCGTTCAAAACTATTACGCCAACGCAACATGGCTATGCGTGAAGGCGATTTTGAAGAAGTTCGTAACATAGACAGAAAGATAGAAGAATTTAACAAAGGGCTTCCAAAAGGTGCAGAGAAGTCTCGAATAACTGCGGACACAAAAAGCAAATCACTGCGAGCGTTCGGTAGAACCACCGACAAGATGCGTGGTGGTATGACTTACACACCATTCATGGAAAGAAGTTTAAAAGAGTACGATCAAGGATTCCAACTCTTCTAAAATAAAGACCCCCTACTATATGTAGGGGGCCAAGTATAATGGAGAACAACTTACAGAAGAAGTCGCTATATATTGTGTATCACACAATCCTCCACACTCGTAAACCTAATTTTTCATTTTCTATACAAATTTGTATATCGAACTCCCAAGATTTCATTTTTGCAACACTTTTTAGCTGCTTCTCACCTTTATCGACGTTGATACATGGCAAAAAGAACGACGACCCCACAGCCATATTGTCCCAGTTTATAGTGATCCGTAGCCCGTCAGGGTTCAGATCATCAAGCTTCATTACCTTTTGATCCATCTTCCCCCTCGTCAAACTCTGCAAACTTTAGTTCAAGTACGTCTTGTGGCGGCATGTTTAGGTCCGTGCCTTTGGTCAGACGTTTCTTAGTTCGCTTTGCTCCCATCTTCTCTTTCAGATCGTCTACTACAGAAGCATAGTTTATCTGTTGATCTACACACCAATCCTTAAAGGGTTTGATCCGAAGAAATAGTAGCTTTGTGTCAGGTTCAAATCGTGCAACAAGCTGCCCTCTTGGAGATGCACTGACGGGTACAAGTTGATCCAACCCATTGTCGTTCCTACCACGAAGATCCTCTGTGCTTTCGATCTTCAAGAGGTTGTTATAGTTCTCTGACAAGTAGTTGTTCAGTGTCTCTGACACCGATGCGCCGATTTCATTAACGAAGCTGTTTCGGCGAATTAACTCTGCAACAATCCACTTATATACTTTGGCTATGTCGTACTTAATAAATCCAAGCTGCTTTGCTATGATCAGACCTGCTAGTACAACAGCGTTTCCATTTGACCAGAAGCGGTTTTCGGGGCCAAGTTTAGCGGCAGTATCCAGCCGTGCCTTCGCTCGCTTGACGATAGCACGTGCCTCTTCTCGGTTATTTATGATCCACTGGATATACTCGACACCAACGTGTCCGTAGTTTGCCTTTACCTTTTCTAGCAGGTCGGCGGTATCCGAATTGTTGCCTATGGAGTGAATCATCTTGGTTACTTTAATCTCGAACAGCCTCTGCATCTCCGCTTTCGGCGTAGCTTTGTCCCTGCTCAATATCTCCCACGCACTTGTGTTACCAGAACTCAGCGCCAGCAGTTTCCACGGCTTGCCACGAATGCGCTCCACGTTACCGTTCGACGACAGTCTATTCTTTTGTCTGCCACCGGATACTTGGTAGACATACTCAGACATCTCTCTGCTTGTGACGTTTGTCATCTCATCAGATACCAAAGGTAAACTGTGCATAATTTCGCCACGGTTCATGCGGGAATTGTGAGTATCATCTTTTTGCAGCATCAATAATTCTGGATCGCCCCAGATAGACATAGCAGCCATCTGCGCTGTCGTTTTACCTACACCCGTACCACCGTAGAGATGCACTGCCATACTGTTCAGACCTGTCAGAGCCATCAGCGGCGAGCCGAAACCAACGCCTACCACGTATTGATGCAGTTCAAATCCATCGCGGTTGTAGAAATCAAAGACTTCAAGGCTGCTTTCTTTTGTACCTTTTGGTTCAAACGTATCCATAAGCCCTGCGGTCTTCGAAGAAGGCGGGTTGTACGTCACGTCACTCGCTTCAATAAGTTTTTCCCCAAGAACAAAAGCGTCCATGTCATCATCGACCCAACCGAATTGGCGGTGCGCTTCGTCAGCAGTTGATGTACGTTGTAGTTCGTCTACCCATCTTGTTGTGTATACCATTAGCTTATCCAGACTTTTTCCCCATGCAGTAACGCCTGCATGCGCCATGCTTTTTCGAAGCTCTTCTTTAGAAGTTACGTGTTTAAGCGGCACACTAAACTGCCGCACCCCGTCTTTTGGTAAGTGTAAACGGAATACCAGAGTTTCGCCAAGTTCTTCGTCATGCAGTCGACGCGTTATGTATATATCGTGGTGGTAAATTAGATCTTCTGTGATGTCCCCCTCTGCGTTGCTGCCACGCAAGAACACACCGCCCCGTGCGCCCCTAAAGTATGGTTTAGGGTACTCAGGTATATCAAACTCTTTCTGCGTTTTCTTGCCTTGCACAGGGGCTGATACGCTAACTACACCCTCGCTTTCTCGGATGCGTTTACCCAACACAATCGGCGATTTTATCTCGCCCCACAGTGGGCAGTCTCGACAGCTACCCTCGTTAAGTTCGTCAAAACGTACGCAAGTATACGGACCTTTTATCTCGTCCAACTTTTTGCGCATTTCTGTTTCGTTGTAATCAGGGTGCCTATTCGAAATCTTCTCAGCGGCTTTGTCTGCATCCACGCAAAACTTTGCAATCGAAAGACCCGCTCTCCACAAAGGCTCGCTTACTTCTGCCTGTTTGGTTGCAATAAATTCTATTTGTTTGCACCCACGCCCTGCAAAAGTTTTTTCAACAATTGTTTTAAAAACATTCTCAGAGTTCTCGGCGTAAGCTTCGTACAGCGCATCAGTTCCCAAATCTATCTTGGTAACTGGCATCACAATGCCAAGTTTTTGGACAAACTCGGACAGAACCACAGGCTGCGGCATCTCTACGCCAAGGAACTCAGTGGGTAGCGGTGTATCTTCTTTGTAATTATGGGTGTGCGGCACACGCAATATACGTGATCTGTCTGCCGTAACCGCAGGGTCAGCGCGAAAACCGTTCTCAGAACAGGCTCGCTTCAATCGCTCCGCTGCATCTAGCCATGTGTCCACCGAAACCGCTTCGGTAAGGGGCCAGTAAACATGCACTCCCCTGCCGCTGTTGACCATCAAAGGTTTAGGCAGAGATAGTTGTTTACAGAACTTGCGTAAGTCGCCTACCGCTTCTTGCTGCGTGGCATATTCTTTTGACGGGCCAACATCTAAATCTAAGAACAAAGATTTAAATTCGTATGCGTTATCGTGCTTGCGATTGGTTGGTTCTTGGAAGGTTGCTAGAGCAAAATAGGTGTCCATCCCACTACTATCGAATTTCATAGCCGCTCTTTCGACTTCTTCGATAGTTTCGTAAAACTTAGTTACCTTTGTTTCTGTTTCTTTATGCGCTGCAAACACGCAATAGAAACCGTTCTCGCTCAATACTCCCTGTAAAAAATGTTTAACTTCCATGCTGCTGCTCCAAATGTTGTGGTGGGCCAACTTGCAAAACCCACCACAACAGGACTACCGTTAATGATCCGACTAATTTGCAGTTTAGTCGTCGTCCCAGTCATCAACGATAGATGCAAGGTCGTCAGCGGAATCAGAGGGAGCAGCTACCTCTTTCTTTTTGGCGACCTTTTTTGGCTGAGGTTCTGGCTCTGATTTCGGCAGATCATAGATGTCTACCTCGTCGTCCTTAACCTCACCCCCACGTGCCTGCACCCCATCTGTTTGGGATACTGTCAGCGTGATTGCTTGGATAGCTTCATCACTATCCCTAATTGCCACGGCTTGTTCTAACTCTTCTTCTGAAAGAGGACGTGCCGCTTTGAAAAACAGTTTCGGTGTATCGCTGTTTTCGTCAAAAGACATTGTAGTAACCACAGCAATAGATGGTGTCTTGTGCGCCTTGAGATGCTTGGCGTATGCTTGCATACCCATCTTACCGTCCTTGGCCTCACCGAAAATAGAGGTGGCAGGTAGGGACAACTGATAAACATTCTCCATATCTCCCTCTAAACACACCGCAAGACGTTGTGAGAACCTACAGGCTTTGCTGTCACCCTGACCAGAACCTTTAATATTCTGAGGACACTCCATGCAGCGAGATGCTTGCATCTGATCTTTTGGTACATCAGAAGAAGGCTTTTGTGTATCGGGCGACCAACAGGTAGGCGCAGATGGGTTTTCTGCATCGTACGCACCTTTGTAATACGTGCGTGATAGCTTTGCAGCGTTTACAATAACTACGTTCAAGAACCCATCGCTCTTGACGTTTATCTGTTCACCACCGACTAGCTGCCGAAAACGACCACCACGCAAGCTAATTCTACGGTTTTGATTACCGCCCGAACCGCCTGACAGGTTGTCATCGACATCCTGCAAAGACTTAAACAAGTCGCTAGAGACTAGGGAATTACCACCTTCAAAGAGGGTCATGTCTGACATATTGTTCTCCATTAATATTCATTATACAGGGCGCTATCTTGCCCCTTTTGTTGTGCGGCTGTCAACGCCGCTTCTACATCATCAAGCCGAAACCGATAAACTTCTCCGACTTTAATGTATGTATCTAATGGGATTGCCCCATTTCTGCACCATTTTCTGATAGTGGATACAGATACTTGAAAGTAATCCGCTACAGCATTTATGTTTGTGTAGGGGGTTTCTACGTCACTCATTTTTTCCTCACAGAAATAACGTACTCAGAGTCCACGTTTAAACCCGCTGGCATCAGGTCTGGGTTCTCCTCAAGAAATTGTCGTACGTTTGTTTGGTTGAGACGCTTCTCAAAGAACTCAGGCAAGTTATGCTCCATTATGAATGAGTGCATAGACTCCCAGTCATTCGTCCAGTAGCGTGATTTAATTGTGCGATAGAACAACCCTGCGGCTGTCTTAACGCTATCTACGTTATGCTCTTTGCAGTGATCTAACAAAGCGCGTCTTATTTTATCTTGCTTATCTGCAAGTTGGTCATCCTTTTCAGCGAACTCCGCTTTCAATTCTGACCGTTTTGTACGTATGTTTACATACGCTTTTACCAACTTCTCGACGGGAACCGTCATCGGTGTTCTCCATTTTATAGTTATATTACTGTTATATAGTGACTTATGTTACTTAGTCAAGTATTTCTTTGTACAGATTTATCATTTCTGTGTGTACGTTGATGCGCTCGTCTAACAGACGGTAAATACGTTTTTCTGCGCTAGATCCCGCAAGCTGTATAACTGTACACTTATGTTTCTGTCCCGATCTGTGGACACGTGCATTTGCTTGCGCGTAAGTTTCAAGAGAAGATGTCGGCCCCCACCATACCACAGTGTTCGCAGCGGTCAGCGTAACCCCATGAGCCGCAGCTTGCGGCTGAATTACTAAGACTTCTGGATGCGGCTCGCTTTGAAAACGGGCAAATATCTCGGTGCGTTTAGGCGCAGAAACATCTCCTCGTATGACAGCAGACGATATGCCGTCACTGGTTAGCTTTTCTACAAGCAGGTCGATAGTGTGCTTGAAAGGCACAAAGATAAGAACTTTTTGGCTGCTTTCATCTATGACTTCTTTGAGTGCTTGGTATCGGCTCTTGATATCAAACTGCACAGTGTCACCATCGTCGGTGTAAATCGCACCCGCACTTATTTGTAGGAGTTTGTTCAGTCCAATCGCTGCGTTTGCGGCGGTAACTTCTTCGCCTGCGACTTCCATTACCATCTTTTTCCGCAGTGTCTCGTAGTATTTCTTTTGTTGTGGTGTCATTTCGACGAAGCGTTTGGTGTACGTCATGTCTGGCAGATCAAGACATTCGTCTTTTGTAAATCTGATAGCAGGTTGAAGCACCCTGTGGACTGTATCCTTTGCCGTTTCTTTAGGTTTGTAGGTGAACTGCGTGTATTTATACATCACCATATCCCGCCAAGACCCAAAGAACCTTGGCACTGATAATGGGTTGACTAGCTTGGCTAGACCATACGCATCAAGGGGGGACTGTGCAGCGGGTGTACCCGTCATCATCCACAGCCAATCTTTCTCCCCTATAAGTTTGTTTAGGGTTTTCCACCGTTTGGTCTGTGCGTTCTTATAGTGCGTAGCTTCGTCCACAATAAACAAATCGAAACCACCGTTGGCTATCTCGTCTTTTACAATGTCAACGCCATCGTAGTTTATGATAACGAACTCCGCGCCCCCGTTTATAATCTTTTGGCGTTTCTCTTTGCTACCGTAAGCCACATCAACCGTGCGGTGCATTGCAAAAGAAAACAAATCATTCCGCCACGCGCTATCCATGATCGACAGTGGGCAGATAACCAAGGCACGTTTTATTTTGCCGTGGGTCATCAAGTAGTCTGCCGCCCAGATTGCAGAGGCAGTCTTACCTGTACCCTGCTCATTGAAGCAAAAAGACTTCTTGTTGCTCGTCAAAAACGCAGCGGTGTCTTTCTGGTGTTCGTAAGGTTTATATTGTCCGGGCCATTTGTAACGTCTAGTAATGGGTGACGGTACGTTTATATTTAAACCTAATAGTTTGTGGACTTCATCAAGCCCCCAATTTACGACGACTTTATTCATCGGCAACTCCTTACTTTTAGGGATTACTGCCGTGATCTGTTTAGGATTACGGACCTTCAGCAGTAGTGCCTTGTCCCTTATGATTTCCATGTTGTTCTCCGTGGTAGTGTTTCACTACCGTTTTTTCTTGGGGCTACTCAACGCACCCCCACCTGCACGATTTTTCTTGCGGCTCTGGACTTTGTACCCATCTTTGTTTGTGCCGCCTTTACTCAATGGTTTTTTGTGGGCAATATCTTTGCCCTCACGTTTATCGGCTACGCCGTTCTTGTTTGCATCCTTACCTGTCTTGTCCATCGCTCGACGCGCACGTTGGCGCTCCATGCGATCAGAGTGTTCTCCTCTGGATTTTTGCTGTTCGTATTCTTTTTTATATGGGCGGGGTTTGTTTTTGTAAGGCATCAGTTCTTTCCGTTATGTGGGCATTCTACAACTGGACAATGGCGCTTACACAAGCCAGATGGACGTGGGTTCCAAACGTCTGCTTTAAACGCCTTCTCCATCTTACCATAAATTCCTAACCATTTCTCCCAAAGAAGTGGCTCCGAATCAATTTCATATTGGTGTTTTACTAGCTTATTTGCGACAACAAATAACAGCCCCGCTCGTACTTTCTTAATATCGGGGTAATGCTTGAACACTGACATAGCCATCAACTCAAGCTGCCCCTTGTCTGCATATTGTGCAGACCTTCCTGTCTTATAATCTATAACCCAAGCAGTTTCGGCGAGAGTGTCCACGATCAACAAGTCTGCGATACCGCGAAACCACACACGCTTACTGAAGAAGTCGCATGGTTCAAGATCAGCCGTTAGTCCCAACTTCTTTTCACACAGTTTAACACCACGCTTTTTATTCAGGGCATCAAGTGTATCTTTGATAAAGTCGAACTTTTTAGGCAGGGGTTTACCTTCGCCGATATAATTTTCACACGCTTTGTGGAACTCAGTGCCGTAGCGCATGGCTTCTGTCTCTTCGACAGGGTACTCCTTCAATATTTTTTCGTGGTAGAACTGCTTCGGACACGTCTCAAACGCTTTGGCTTTGCTAAACGACCAAGGTGCTATACTCACTCACAATCTCCGTATGATTTTCCTGTGCCGCTTTCGCAGTCCACAGGTAGCCCTGCTGCCCAATCGGGTGTCCACCGCATACATTCTTCAACATATGCTTGCGCTGCATCGACCTCTTCGTCACGAACGCAGCAAACAATCGAGTCGTGTACCGTCAACACCACTTTGTATTTCTTACTTATTTTTAGCATTTGCTCGCCTATGATGCAACGTGCTAGTGCTTGGCACACGTTTTCTATTACCTTGCCACCGTATATTCTGGTGCGTCCACGGCGTGTTTTGTAGCTGTACTCAAGACCTTTTTCGCCCTGCTCACTATTTAAATTCTCATAGATAATGCTTAGTTTGCTCGGCATGATCAGCGAACTTTCTGCCGCTGCAACCTGCACCACACCTTTACGCCCAAACTGCGCGGCCCTTTTGTTTGCAAGCTGCTGCACCATGTAATGAGCATCGCGCCATACCTTACTAATTTTGTAGTTGGC